TACGTTGCAGATGTTGAACTCAACCCATTAATATGAACCTTAGATGTTGGTGAATTTGTGCCTATACCGATATTTGTACCATCATCAATAATATTACTATCTCCAATAGTATCACTTGCAGTTGCTTTAGGAATGTAGTTGGTTGTTAATGTGCCTTTTTTTACAAATACGGACTGTACTAAAGCAACAAACCAGTTGTATAGTTTTAATGGAGTGATTGTTTTAGTATTATTTGTTCCTGATTGGGTTTCTGCATCAGTAGCATAAGAAGTGTAGCCATTAGTAGTTTCTGTTGCTCTCTCAATGTTTCCTTGAACTATATAAAAGTTGACTCCAACTGTTGCTTGGTCGCCAGAAGCAGAAGCTGTAACACAGACAATCTCATCGTAAACATCAACATTAATTCCTGAAGGGCCACCTATTTTACCTGCAACTGTTACTTCCCATCTGTCTCCTTTATTACTTGCAGGATAATTAGGATTCGCTGAACAGTCAATCGCCCCTCTATTTCCTCCAACAGCCGAAACATAAGTATCAAACTGTATTTTTGTAATAGGCTCTTGTGGGTTAACAGCATCCTTTAAATTAATTATTGTATTGTTATTTGCATTTATGTCCCCACTAATAGAACTGTTTTCAGATCTTGCTTGTTCAAGAGTTACATTATGAGGGTTACTTGTATCTGAAATATGATTATTTACAGTTGTTGTTAATGTTCCTAAATCAGAAATTAAAGATGAAACCTGCCCTTGCAATGTTGAAATATCAGTTGTATTTGTTCCAACTTGAGTTTGTAAAGCTGAAATATCCGAAACAATGTCAATGATAGTTTGGCAAACAGCTAAATCACCACAAGAAAAATACGAAGAAGGAAGTCCAGAAACAATATCATTAATTGATTGTAAAATATCAATTATAGTCTGGCAGTTTGGTAAATCTGTACAAGTTAATCCACTTTGAGGCAAATTATCTATTTGCTCCTGCAATGAAGCAGTTTGTTCTTGAAGTAGAGTAATTACATCACATTTTGAAATAACCTCGCATATTGCCTTAGTTTCGCAATTTTCAGGGGTTAAATCTGGTGTCCATGTAACTACTGTTTCGCTATCGTCAATATCACAAGTGTTGCAATTTGTATCAACGTAACTCAAAGTAAAATCGACACTTACTAATGTGGGCCAAACATTACCTGTAAACTCCTTCCCTGTTTCCTCAGTATATATTTTTTCAATATCTAAAGAAGTTCCATTTACATCAATTTTTATTTCGGTTGAAGATCCTGAATAATGAGAAAAATCCAAACGAGCCAAAGTATTTATAATTTTACTTTTTACTTTATCAGGATTAATAGTAAAATCGTTACCTCCAAAAGTGTAAAAAACTAATTTGCAACGAGCCGAAATATTATATTCTTTATCGCATGAACTTAAAGCCTTTCTTTCGTTTATTGTTTCAGGTTGGGTTTGTCGAATATAAAGGCTATTTCCATTTAAATCGCTTATTGTAACAACTTCCTTTTCCTGTCCGTTACCTTTTATCATTTCCCCATTAGAAATGCGAAAAACAGGGCTATCAACCCTGTTTAAAAATTGCATATAAGCCTTTAATTGAGGCTCAATATATTGTAAGATTGAGTTTACCATGTGTTAAATAGATCTAAAGATTTTGATTTTAAATAATCAGAAGCCGCCTCTTTAGCTTGTGCGATTTCTTCATTAGTTGGATAAAATACTGTTTTTTTAAAATGTTTTTCTAGTCCTTGTGCTTTTTTTGATTGTTCTATTGAATTAAATCCTAAAACAAAATGCCCATTATATTCTGCTATTATAATAGATCTAAATAAATCGCCTCGTAACTCTAAATCTACAAATGCAGTTTGAAAGCCTTGTGATTTTCTAAACTCATCATATCCCCCTTTAAAATATTGGCCTTTTACTCTATTTCCTTTATTTGGACCTTTTTTATACAACCCTTTATTTTTACCAGATTTTACAGCTCCAATAGGAACTCCTTTTATAAAGTTATCCGCTTGTATATAAATAGGTTTTTTTGAATAATTACCAATTCTTGTTTCATTACTTGCGGAACCTCTGTTAAATATTCGTTCAGTAAACTTTGCAATAAGAACTTGCATACCTGCTTTTTCTGCATTTATCATTTCCTTGTTAATAAGGTCAATGATTGAATCCATTTTATTGATTAGGTTGCTCATCTTCTTTTAAGTCTGATACCTCTGCTTTTAATTCTTTTGAACGTGCGAGTAAGTCTTTAAATTCTCCCCAAAGAGATTTTCCTTTGATTATTTTGTAATTTTCATCAATTGATTTAAGTTCAATAAAACAAAGTGTTGCAGCTAGTATTTTAGTTAATATTAAAGGTATTTCAATGAAAATTGCCGTAAATTCTCCAATGATAAATTTATCAATAAAGAAAAATAAAACTAAAGCCCCTTCATAAAGAAACATTTTACTAACTATTGCAGATAATCTTCTTGAGCTAACAGATTTCCATCCGTTCAATTTTTTAGCTTTTAAAATACCAATAATTGTATCGGCAACAATACAACACCCAACTGCAAGTATTAAACCGTAAATAGGAATTAAGAACGCTAAAACAATACTGAAAAAGCCGGTTATTTGTGATTTTATTGCTGTTAAAATAGTTTTCATATTATCTCCATCCTTTTGGACGTATTGGGGTTGAACTTGTGTTAGGTTTTGGCATTGGTTTAGGTTTAGTTCCTTTTGATCCACAAGAAGAACAACCTCTTGAAATATAGTTAAGGTATAGCATGAGTTGATTTGTTACCGTTGCAAGTAAAACACTCGCCTCTGGTTATTTTTAAAAAGTTAGTAATATTTTTTCTGAACTGCTTTTCTTCTTCTTTTAAATCTTCTTCCAAATCGACAAGGGTTTCTCTGGCTTGGTCCTTTGTGAAATTAACAACTGCATTTACTCTACCAGAAGCAACGTGCTCCTGTAGGATTTCAATACCTGATTGGTACCATATCATAAAAGCCATGCGAGGTAATAACTGACAAAGTATTTCTTCTTCATAACATTGAACATTTGCCAAAACACCCATTCCGTAACAGTCGTAAACTTCATTACTTCCGTCATATCCTTTTACATCTAACTGTAAACCTCCTTGAGGATGTCTTGAAGTGCCGCATGAAGTACAGCCATAAGTATCAACTATTTTGCAACCGTAAGTTGTAAAATTAGTTTGGTCGAAAGTGATATAAATGTGCTCAGATTTAGCTTTGTAACGAATATCAATTTCATTTGTAATTCCTCCCAATAATGAAACTTGATAGTTTTTTTCTAAATCTCCGTCCTTAATTGTAACAATGGCAATTCCACTTTCAGCAACTTTAATATAAAGCTTTTCAACGTAAATACGAGCAACTTCACTTCTCCAACGTCTAATCACTAAACCTCTATTTAAAGAAGCGGGAGAATGAGTTGTATTAGTAAAATTATGTATTTCTTTAGCTACTAATATTGAACTGAAATTAAAACTATCAGAAACAATAGATGAAAATCTGTGAAAAATTTTCTTTGTTGCAAGTTTAATTTTATCATTCAATAAATTATAACCTGTTCTTTGTTCATCGTTTGCAATAGCAGAAGCCGATTTTAAAGTTATGCCAGGAATATCATTTATATAAAGGATTGTTTCGGGATGGGCACAATTAACAAAGTCCCGTATTCCTACAAGACTATATTCTCCACAAAGTATCTTATTTAAGCACTCCATAATTTAAAAAAGTAAAAAAGGGCTATCGGATTGACAGCCCTTTTAATTAATATTAAGCTGCAGTAGCTCTGTAATGCAACGTGTAATTTACACCATTTAATGGATCTGTTGAATCAAACGCATCAGTAGGTAAAAACCACATGTTATACCATAATGAGAACGTTAAAATCCAAACCTCATCACAATCATTATATTTCCAACGCATATCTAATTCGATACCTGTTAATGGGTCAATGATTGTTGTTTTAGCGTAATTACCATTGTTTGCTTTACGGTAATCGCCTTTATATTTATTGTAAGTTAATAACTGAACATTTCCAGGAGCTAATCCAATAAAATCATCAGCATTACCTAAAATACCTCCAACATGTCTATCTTGGAAGAAATCAAACTCTCCACCTGTACCTACATTGATACCTTGAGCATTGCAACATCCATGTCCTGCAATACGAGTATAGTCTCTTAATTTACCTCCACCAATTAACATTGGACGTCCTGGTGCATCAATATCCTCAAAATCATTTAAGATTTGATTCTCTCCATAATAAAATGGCGATTGAGTTGCAGAAACCATTAATTGACGAGATTTTACAGAAGCGCTACCATCAGCAAATTTACCAAAGTTAGAGTTTTGTAAAGTAATAAGCTTCTTATTTAAAGAAACCATAAACGGATCTAAATGCGCGTTTATTTGACGAGCAATCCAAGTTTGGTCAGGCTCGCAAAGTTTACGCATTTCATCTTCTGAAAATGTTAAACCTTTCAATGATAATACATCAGTAATTTCAACTGTTTCCTCATAAGGAGTTTTTGAAATATCTGCATTACATCCATTGTTATAAGTGTCCTGAACATCAGCTTCAACACCGCGCTTCGCATAAGTAACTCGAACTTTGTGTTTTTTTCCATTTCCTGAATCAATTGGAATAACATTTAATCCTGCTGTATTTGTTGGACTTGTAATAGCTTGTAAATATCCAACAGGAGTTCTTTTCATTTCCGGGCTATTTGCTCCCATTAAATCATTTAAAGAACTTTGAATATTTGCACAAATTCCTGCAGTAAATTCAAAAGGAGCAGAAAAAGCGAAATTTTTAGGTGTTTGGAAATTGGTAACTAAAGCCAATGAATAAATACCTGCTGCAATAACAGGAGAATATTCTAAATGGCCGATTAAAGCGGAACAAGCTACGCCTCCGATGGCGCTTACTGTCAATGTCATTGTTAGCATTGAAAATAATGATAGCAAAATTTTAATTTTTTTCATAATTGAAAATTGTTGTTAATAATTGGGTTTTAAAATAAATAAATAGACTGTTTAATTTTCTGTGATTAAATGGCCTTTTTATGCTGTTTTGCTCTTATAGGAAAGCGCCTCAATTATTTTTAGAAAGGAATAACTTAACCTCAAATTATTTTTATATCGGAATAAAGTAACCGGTTTGTGATACAAATGTAATGAAATATTTAATAAAACAAAAAAACCTCCCAATTTCTTGAGAGGTTCTTTACAGTTAATTTAAAAAACAAGAAAAAATTAAGCTGTTCCTTCGGCTTCTGCCTTTAATCTTGCTGCATGCGCTTCTGCTTTTGATAAACTTGCATTAATCGCTTCACCTTGTTTTAATTTAGAACCTTGTGCACCTTCTGGAACAATGATTGTTTTTCCTGCTCCTGGCTCTGGTTCATCAGCATTTGACTTCTCAATAAATCCATCCAAGAATTTATCATGGATTTCTTTAACACCTAAAAAGCCTTTTTTATCCTCAGTAACAATTTTTGAGCCGTCTGCATTAGTATAAACTAATTCGTTCTTATCGTTTAAAGTTGCTTTATAACCTGCTTTTTTTGCTTTAATTTTAATCATTTCTAAAGCATCATCCTGAGCAATACCTTTACGTAATTTAATGCCTGATAAAGACTTCATTAAGGCAGATTCAGATTTAAAGTTTGAGATTTGAGTTTCAACCTCCGCTTTAATTTTAGGGATTTCTTCCTCTTGCAAACGTTTCAATTCAGCATCTTTTTTAATTAATTCTGCTTGGACTTGTTCGGTTGTTTTATCTCCCATCTTAGCAGCTTTACTCCAAGCTAAATCAAGAATTTCATCAGCTTTCTTATCCTTAACCTCATCCGTTGTTAATTGTGCTAAAGCAATGATTTTCTTTTCATACTTCTTTGAAACCTCTGCTAATTTAGCATCGTTAATTCCTTTTAAAGTTGTTTTGTACTCATCTGAATTAGTGTATAATTCTCGTTGATGAGTAACGGCTGATTCTAAGGCAGACGTAATTTGTTCCTCTGGTGTTGCAGGGGCATCAACAGGAATGTTTGCACTCATTTTTTCAGCGATTGTTTTTGGATAACCTAAGTCGGTTAACATTTTAATATTCTGAGCTCTATTCATAATTATTTTTTTAAGTGTTTTTTATGGCCCCAAGATTCCTTTAAAGTTATTCCTTTAGGTGGAGCAGGTTTATTTAAGATTGTTTGGTCTGGCTTTTCCTCTTTTGCAGGAATTATATCAGATTTATCGCTAATAACTATATCGTTATTTTCGATTTTTTCTTCTGAATTATGCTTCTTTTTTCTCATCTTTTTTCTTTTTAGCTAAGTCCTTTTTATCCTTCTCTAACTGTTTTTCTTCAGCATCAGTTAGCTCATCATCAATACTTGTAGTTTTAGAAGCTAAAGCATCTAATTCCTCTTGAGTTAACTCTTTAGCATCGGCTTTATGCTTCCCTACCAATTCGTTATTTTCTTTTGTGATTTCTTGGTGTGATTTTCGAGGCTCTGAGGCTTCTGATTCCTCTTTAGCGCGTTCTTCCTCCGTAACCGTTCCAACATACTTAAAGGCTTTAATTCTCTCTGTACGTTCAAAATTCAATTTACCTTCGTCCCCAAAGTAAATTACACGTCCTTCTTCAAGGCTTACAAATTTGTGATAATTTTTCATTTTCTGTTTTTTAAGATTATGAAACAAATATAATAATTTTTTGAATTACTTAACCAGAATTGGAAAAGCACGGTGCCGGCATCTGTAACCTCCCCTATTTATACAAAAAGTATCTTTTGTTGTATTTTCAATCATTCCTGAACATTTTTTATTTGAATAAATACCACCAGATAAAGCCCAGTCTATTTCTTCTTGTAATTGCTCATCTTTTATAATTGACATTCCAACCCACTTCATACATTGGGCACGAGAATCTTCAATAAGAGAACCAACGTATTGAGTTGCATTTAATCCGAGTGATTGTTTTGCGACTTGGTTAACTGAACCGTCAAATTGATGAAGAGCATCTGTAGCAACTTGGCCCACATAACGAGTTAAACGACTATCTTTTTGTTTTGTCGAAATTACTTGAGATTTAATAAATTCCTCAGTTTCTCCAACAGTAGCCCCAAACATAATATTTCGATATAAACCCTCTCTTACAGGAGCAATAAAATCTTTATACATTCCTTGTTGAGTAAGGTTATCTATTGTTTTTTGTACTTCTAAACGTTTAATAGCATTAATATCAGAAGCCGAAAGCAATCCGTTTCCTAATGCTTGGTGTAAATCTCTTACATTGGAACTTATTTTATCATAGTTCCCTATAAAATCCCCAACATAAGCAGGATAACCAGATTTTTTTAAAGCTTGATATATTTTAAAATCTAATAATGCAAGGAATTCATCCGCTTTCGGACTTGTTGCAAGTTTACCTGCAGTTATATCAACATTATTGAAAACTTCCATTAAAGCAGCATAAACTAACAACTCAATGGAATACATACCGTTAATTAAATCGGAAGTTCCATTGAGTAAAATCTTATCTCCTGAATTTATGATTGACTGTATTTTAGCCATTATGCTATTGGATTACCTTGTGCGTCTACCATTTGAGTATTAGTAACTAAAAAAGGCTTTATTGCTTCATCTACCATTTTATTAAGATCTTCATTTGTTTTTTCTAAAAAAACACCGTCCCCAATTTGCTTATTAATATTTAATAAAGTAGAGTAAAAATAATCTGATTTAATTACATCATTTTTAGTTGCTGTTCCACTTATCATTTTACTTTGTTTCTCTGTAACCGAGAAAATAAATAAAGGATCATAAGTTGCAATAATTTCAAATATTTTTTGATTAACCTCATCCCCTGAAAAACGTATCGAAGCTAATTCACGAGCAACGGCAGCGATAATCATTGAAGGTGCGTTTGCTGTTTTTAGTTTTTGTAACTCATCCGTTAATTCGCTTTCTGTTTTTACTCTGAAAGTTGACGGCTTAACTAATTTAACAACTGTTTTTTCGTATGGTATATTTTTAACATATGCAATAATGAACCGGATTGATTCTTGTTTTGCAGATAATAATTGACTTGCTATTTTGCCTAACATATCCTCATGGCTTTGAATATCCAATTCTTTAGCATATCCTGATAAATCTCCTTTGCCTAAATTTAAATGTAAAGCATCTTCCGCACTTGTTAATAAATTTTTATATGCTGTTTCTGCATTTTGAACATACTCAACACCTGGAGAAATAAATCTTACGCTTGGAATTTCTGCTGCAAGTATTCCTTCTCCTAATTGTTCGGCATTTGGAGCAGTTCTTTGAATTGTACCATAAGGAGAACGAGAAATTGGTTTAACCTCAACCATACGAGAATAAGTTTCATTATCATCGTCATTTGCTCTGATTCCTTTTTTCTTTTCTACTTTTTGAACATCACATTGGGTGTAAAATTCCTCTCTTATTGGATGTGCACTTGTTGTTGAAAGAGCTTGCCAATCTGAAAACTGTCTGATTGCTTCATTACCGAATGCGATATAAGGAGAAAAGAAAGATTCATAAATACCACTTGAATTGAAGTCCCCACCTAAAACTATATATGGAACTTCTCCTAAATTATGCTGATAAACTAATTCTAAGGCATATTTCCCGCCACTTAATTGAGTATAGGTATAGAAAGCGTCATCGGTTAAAATGTAGTATATATTGCCAGATTTTACGATAACATCATTCTCAATAATTTCGCTTTTATTATCACTTAAAAAAGTAATGTAATCATTTCCCCAATCAACTAAATTAAAAGAAAACATTAACTCTGGATAAGGAGTAATAGGTTGACTACTATCTTTTAATCCCTTACCTCCTGGAAGCCATAAAAGGAAGCCATTAGCATCCTCAATCATTCTTCTTAAGTATATTTTTTGAAAGAATTGGTCGAATGTAGATCCGTCAAACTTTTTCTCTCCCAACATTTTTTTAACATCTTCCTCTGGGAAAGTTAAACTGTAAGTTACCTTATTCAGGATTCTATTAATATTATCAAAAGCCTGATTCATTGAACCGTACGTAATAGGCTCATAATTGTCTAAACGATACTCATAAACATCCGCAGGTTCATTCGGTCTACGTTTCAATAAAAGTTCTTTTGGTTTTAACTTTCTCGTATGTACTGCAATTTCTTCGAATGCATCCTCGAAAGTGTCTTTTAAAGGATATGGCGCCATCTTGGTTATTTTGGCAGCGTATTTTTTTACTTCGGCAAATGTCATGGTTTAAAATTTTTGTCGTTCTGTTATTACGTCTTTTTTGTCAATATGATAATGTCGAGTTGGAACATCGTGTTTCTCACATAACAAATTTACTCTTTTATTGAATAAGTGCTGCAATTTATGTGAAACTGAATTTCCTCCTGTAGCAAATCCCCAATATACTTGAGCCATTGCTTTATCTTCTAAATATCCATTTATTTTATCAAAATAAAAGATATGTGATTTTTCCTGTTTATAATCTCTTAATCCTAAAGCGATATTCATGCAATATTCATCAGGTTTACCATTTGCCCATGTAATAGTTGGAGCGTTTGGATCATCATAAACCTCTCTTGCTTTTTTAAATATATCATCTGCTTCGGGACCATTCTTAAAATAAACAAATCCGCTTACTGTTTGCGGAAGTGTTTTTTCAATGCCATGGTATTTACAAATATCTTTTTCATTCCTCAAAGCCCAATACGTGTATCTTAATCCTGTTTGTTGCTTTGTAATTACGTTGTAATCTCCATTATAGCCAATGTGAAATTCTTTGTTTTTTAGCTTTTCAAATAGTTCAGAAACAGGCTTATCAAACCATAAGTTATCAGCATCCATATACATTGTTTCAGCCCAACCTAATTTATTACCGATTAGATTAACACACAATTTTGAGCGTTGATACTGTTTTGAGCCATTTATTGTATAAAACTTTTCATCTAATTTAATAAACTCATCAAAAAAAGTAAGCTCCTTTTTAGAGAGCTTACTAATTGATTGTGGTTCATAAACGAGAGCAATGGGTATTTCGGGAGAGGTATGTTTAAGGCTTAAAGCCAGATTGAAGGCAGCATTGCCATATAACGGATATCCAAGTGCGATAATAACTATTCCTTTGCTCATGTTTATTTTTTAGTAGTAATAACAACTTGTAGTCGCATTGAAAGATTTTAATAAATCTAACAATCCTTCCACTTTAATTGGAGTGATGATTTCTTCTGTTTGCATTGTAACAACACCATCAAAGAAACGAGAATCGTTGTTTGTTGCTTCTGTTACAGGGCTAATTTCGGGAGCGAAATCGCCATCATACATAAATAATAAATCATCGCAAGTTACCCATCCAAAAGACATTAATTCGTAGTTTTTCATGATGAAATCATAAAAAGCATACTCTTCAAGGTTTTCGCCTGTGTTGTAATCTTGAAACGTAATAGTTTGGCTTCCACCAACTACTTGTTCAGGCTCATCACTAGCCACTCTTTTTTTGGTTAAACTTCCTTTTGGTTGTTGTCCTAAAATTGGCCCTGTGAAGTGTAACAATCCTGCGCACATAGCGGCTTGGACGTTAGCTAAACTAGACCACGGACTTAGACCTTCTGCAACCGTTACGGGATGCACATAAGTCGGGTCGCAAATCAAAAAGAACAAACGAGGAATACCCCCCTTTGCTTTCTTAATTTTACAACCATTGAACACACCCACTTGAGGGGCTGTTCCATTTACACAGCTTGGCTGACAAATCATGGTTTTAAATTTTTAAAGTTAAACATTGGTTTTTGGGGCATATATTGGTTTTAATCACAGACATTTTAATTATCACAAGTAAAATTTATTTCGTTACACTCTTGAAGTAGGGTTGAATTAACAATCCACATCGTTCCTTCATCATTATTCTTTGTGATATTTATTGCTCTTAAATATTCAGTTCCATCAACTGTAACTGTTTTACTTGCAAATATATTACTTAATTGCTCAGCAACATAATATGGAATTCGTTTTGTTCTGAATTGGAACGTTTCAATTCTACGAGCCGAGATTCTTTTTCGATTGGTAAGAGTTTCCTCAATATCGAATTGGTTAGGCTCAATAGAGCCCATTAATCTTATTTGAGGTTTAAAAGAATTAGTTGTTGAACCGCTTGTAAACTTTCCATAAAAATTACCATTACAATCATAATTCGGATAAAATCCTTCTACTAATATTGTATTTTGGCAAGTAACTTTACAGTAAGGTTCCGAATAAATAACGTCCATACTATCTGCACACATATTTGTTAAGCAAATTTCTTGAGCCTCTTCAGTTGTTTTTCCTGCGTCTTTTAAATCATTTACACAATCTCCAAATGTCTCTATTTCAGAAGGTTCTTTAAACTTACAAGTGAAAGCAACTATTTTAAAATAAAAACATTCTACATTCTCTAAAATTCCTGTGTCAATAATTAGGTTAGAGAATAAATTATCATTTTTATCATAACCTCTCTCAACTGTTAAAGGACTTACATATTGAGAAACGTCTAAGCCTGTTTTAATATCAATCAAATGAATAAATGCATAAGAATAATAATTGCGCGGAGTAAAAAACTGTTTATAAATTTTATCTCCAACAACAAAAGGTTGACAATAATCTCTGTCTGTAGGACAATGTGAGAAGTTCCAAAGGTTACAAAGTTCATTTGCTCTTAAATTATTTGAACAGTCCAAAACCCTGATAACTGTTTTAGCTATCAGGGTTTCGTTTGATTGTGGCGTTACTGCCAAGTCGTATGTGAATCTACATGAACTCATTATGCTACATATTTTTTAGCCATTGCGCTAATTTTATACGAATTTACAGATAAATTTGATGTGTCAATACAAAATCTTGCAGCTTTTTTTGTATATATGGTTGTATAATCAATATCCTCGTTTGTAATAGACATTGTTGTCATTTGAGGTAATTCATCCCCAACCCATGCTTCGGCTTCTTCTAAATTATTAACAGAAGCTAAATTTGGGCAAATATTTACTATCAATCTTCTGTCAATTGCATCGAGTGAATTATCTAAAACCCCTCCCATGCAAAATTCATCGCCTTGACAACAATTAGCCGTTTCATTCCAATTTGAACGAATACCATCAACGTTATCATGTAATACTTTCATATTTCCATAATCTAAAACTCGTATTTGTTGGAACATTTCAATAATATCCTCAAAAGGAGTTGCATAATCATCGTAATAAAAGAATAATTGCCATCTTACTTTTAATGTTTTACCTCCCCAATACTGTTTGGCTTGAACAGGAGTTACAGGAACATTATCTATTGTAGTTAATAAACAATCTATATTATTTTCAAATCTATTCCTCCAATCAAATGAAAAAATTGGTTCATCTATATTTGTAAAATCTAAATTCATTCCATTTACTGATGTGTAAGAGTTTATTCCATATTTATTTGATGTTTCACTAATATAATAGTTTCTAACAACTCCTAATCCAACAACATTATTTTCATCATAAATATCAAACTTTACTTTTGTTAAATATCTTCTAAAATCATTTGAAGTTGTAATTCCTAACCTGTCAAGAATATCATCAGCCCATTGATTAGCGGTATAATCAAAAGATATTTTCGATTTTATTCGTTCCTCAATAACACATTCTAAATCACTTCCTGTAAATTCTCTATCATAATCAGATAATGAACCTATAAGATTAAATCCTGCTCCATCAAAACAAGGCACGTGATCAACAATATATTCATCAGAAATAAAACTATTAACATAAAAGTCGCTTCCTGATTTATAATAAACAACTGCTATTAATCTATATTTTCCACCCGAAACAAGGTTACTTCCTTTTAATGAGCAACCAACCGAAAATACTCCTGCTCCTAATGAAGCAATATCATTAACAGGGGTTGTTAAAATCATTCCTGTAGCTCCAATATTTGAGTTTGTACTATCAATTTCCTCAAGGTTTGCCTCATAGTTATCAAACATGGTTGCAGTATTATCAAACTTATCTGTTCTTATGGCCCAGAATAAAACTTTTGAAACGCTTGTTGGAGAAGTAATTTTAAATAAAACATCGGTATCAACTCCACCCGATAAATTAGTTACTGCAACGGCAGATCGTGTAAATTCCCAAACAGGAGTATTAAAATAAGGTGCACTATCTAAAGCACTTCTATTATAAAAACCTGCTAACCATGAGCCTGTTCCTAAAGCTGCCAAAGCGTTATCGGTATAAGGATATGTGTCTGGCGCATGAATAACTCCTGGCTTTTCTAATTTCATTGTAATAGCAAATTGTGAGTTTGTACTATTATAACAATTTTTTACTGTTCCAAGGATTAGTTCGCTTGTGCTTTGTTTCTGATCCAATAATAATTTATTGTGATTATCCTGAAATGAAACGTTTTGATATTGCATTTCATCATAAATCTGGAAGAAATCAACAACTATTTGAAACGTGCTCGAAGTAACTATTCTCAAAATAACCGAAGCGTTAAAATTCAAGTTTGCATTTGCTCCACTTGGTAACATTAAAGCCATTGGATAATCTCCTGCAGTTAATCCAACAGGAAATGTTACTTGATAATTTACCGGGACTTTTGGATTCGGAGAGTTAACAATCCCTTGTTGAAATAAACCGATTTGAACATAAACGTTAACTCCTTCTAAGTTCGAATAAGAACTTGAGAATTTCCATTTAATTCGTTTTTTTTCTCCGATCGAGTTCATGTGTGGAGCTGATGCAGTCGTTTTATATTCTGTTCCGTCTGGCAATACAGTTATGTAATCCGTTCCTGTTTGCGTTAATTGTATGTTTAAATCTGGCATTATACTGTTCCTTTAATGGTTAATGTATTGTTGGCATGGTTTTCTACTATGGTAAGCGGTCCTTTTGAATTTCCTCTTGATGTTTTTACAACTCCTTCGACGTCAACGGCACTTAATAATGCACAGTCAAATTCAACTGTAGCTTCAAAATCAAATCCTTGGTAATTACTTGTTCGAGGGTTTTCAATAGCATGAAATCTATCATATAAATTGCCCGGATAACCTTCTTTAAACCACATTGGATAATTGTAATATTGATTTGCCCCAACAACTCCGGCTAAAGCAGGAAAATAAATATTAGTGAACTTATCAGCAAAAGCATTACTTCTGCTTTGACCGTCCCATATAATCAACATAGGCAAATAGCTAGTATGTTGGTTCATAATCATTGCATTTTTATATCGAAGGATTAAAGTATTTATTGTTGGTTGGTCCTCATAAAATGTCAAAATATCTCTATCAATTCCGTCATCCCTAAAACGACAAGCCGCAAATGGCATTAATGGCTCATAGGCTCCTTTTTGTAATGGGGAATAAGAAGCAGCGGGATTCCATTCGATAACATCGCCCCATCTATCAACGGCCTCATTTCCTACAGTATTAATTGCATCTTTTTGGTAACGTAGATTAGCATAAGAATAACGATTTTTACGGCTCCAATTCCAACAAACTGATATAACCTTTTTACTATCATAAGTTGTTAAATCTAACCATGGAGTTTTAGGGACAAAGAAATCTTTTCGCTCAAATGTTAAATTACTATTTTGTATTTCAAACTTAGCGTTAAAAGGGATACACATTTGATCTAGGAATTGTAATCCTGATAATATTGGAGCGTTCGCATCGACCCAAAAAGTTGTATTATCAGCCTCAACAACTCCTTTATCAATCGGACAATTCACATAAACTAAATTATAATACTCATTATTTGGATTTTTTAATATTGAACTGTCCCATGTAATACCGCATACTTTACAAATATTATCAATGTAATCTCGTACTAATGGCGATGGGTGTTTTCTTCCGCATCCAACTCCTAAAGCCAATAAACTATCAATCCAATTAGAAAACTGTTGAAAAGTTGTTGTTGAAGGATCCCCGTCTAAATCAATCGGATCAACATTATCTAAGAATGGACCTCCTGGCAAACCATTAATGGCATCAATAATATTATTGTTTATTTGAATGATTAAGTTTATACCATCTATTATTAACGCAATAAGAGCCAATACAGGCCCCATAGTTAAGAAAGCAGTATAAAGTGCCAAGGTTAAGATTATCATCAAATCTCCCATCCAATTAGGGCGTAATTCGTTGCAATATGACATTCGAGGATGCTGTTTATTCTTAAACCCGAAGCGATCATCCCAAATTAACACGTTTTTTAAACAAGTATATTGGTCGTTTGCTAAACTCTTCTCAATTGAAGTCCCTGTAATGTTACAAGTGTTTTCGCACCAAAGTAATGATTCATGGTTAATAAAAAACTCTCTTACTTGTGGAGTTGAGCAACAATCGTTAACAAATTTTAAAGTAACTGTATTTGTTAGCGCGTTCGGGTCGGTTACTAATTTACCGTATAAGTAAGTAAATTCTTTTCCTGTGAAAGTTATATCTCCCGTAAAGGAAAAAGCCTTATCTCCTGTTTCATCTTGTTTCCTAAACGTAAAAGACGGCTTTTGCAAACCGTCTGAAACATTAACTACAGGAACATTATCTAAATAAATTTTCATTATAATTTCGCCATTTGTTTTATGTGATTATCTCTTGAAATATGCTTTTGCATAAAGGTAGTAAATCCGTTCTCATCTACATTTAATCCTAAACGTAAAGATTTAAACGTATTATTCAAATCGTCAAATTTACCTTCCAATGATTTTAATTGAATGATATTATTTACTTGAGGACTTGCTTGATAAGGAGCTTTGTTCATAAACATTTGCATTCCTCCTAAACTATCAAATAAATGTACTTTTTGTTTCCATTCTTTTAAGTCAACTTTTCCTCCGTGAATATCCTCAAATATGTCTCTGAATTGACGAGTTTTTTTGTGGTCCATAACAAACTCCGCTTTATGGTAAATATAAGGACGTTTTCCAACTGCTCCCGATTCCTCTCTTGGGTTTCCGTCCCCTGTATATCCACCCTCGTAAAACGCTGCTTGAGAAGCGATACTTCGTGCACTTGCTAAACCTGCAACTAAAGCAATTAAAGCGGCTGCAATTGTAACACCTGCGGCAACCCCACCTTGAGCGGCTGCTTTTGAAACAGCTATGGCAGTATTTGCAACTAATTCAATCGCTGCTAAACCTTGTTGTTGTCTTACATAGTTCTCGCGCTTTTTATTTAACTCATCCAAGCGTTTTTGTTCTAATTCTAATACTTGAGCATTACCACGTTCTGCAATTTCTTTTGAGGCTGAAACTCGTTTCTCCTGGTTAGCAATTAAAGTATCTGTTTCTTTTATTTTGATAGATAATAATTGTTGAGTAGCATCGATAATTGCCTTTAATAAGTCAGCAAAGTACTTCATATTATCGAGTGCCTTTTGTTTATTAGATTTTTTATTTTTATCCTCGATGCTATCTAATAAATCAAACTCTAATTTTTTACGCTTGTTTGCAAACTCAACTTCTATTTGGTATCTCTCTGCTTCGTTTACTTGTCCCTGATCATTTTGTTTTAAATTAGCAATAGCTTCGGATTCTTGTAAATCAAGTAATAATTTTCTCTTTTCGTAAGCCTGAACTTTAAGCGCTCGTATTTCATCGGCATTGGCTTTTTTATTTTGCGCCTCCAACTTCTTAATTTTACGCTCAAGAATAATTATTTCAGTAGTAGCATTGTCCTCTAAAACAGCGTTCATTGCATCTCCTGTTTCTTTTGCTTGGGCTCTACTCTCATCGTCTTGTTTATCTCTGTATTTCTTATCAATAGCCTCTAATTTATTTACTAAATCATTGTTTAAAGCAATTTCTAAAGCTGTTTTTTGTTCTCCGGTAGCTTTTAAAAGTTTCATATCCCTTATTGCTCTTTCTGTATCAAATTCGGCTTGTTTACGTTCTCTTTCCTGCTCAACTTTAATATCGTCAATTTGTAACTGTCTTATTCTATCTGATAAATCAACCGTTTTCTCTACTTTTTGTTTTTTAGCTTTAGCTGCCTTACCTTCTCCAGATGAAATAGCCTTTACGGTTGAATCGTAAAATAACTCTAAATCTCTTAACTCTTGTTCATATTGTTTATTTCTTAAATCAATATTACGAGCAACTAATTTCTCATTTAATGATACGTTTTCCTCTCCATAAGAACGAACAGCATCTAAAACAATAGCACTTCCATCCTTATTCAATTTTATTGATTCGCCTGTTGACTTATTTAATAATCTTATTTTTTCGCCCTCAACTTTACGTACAATTTCCACTTCTTTATCTCCTGCTCTTAACTGAGCCTCTGCAATGGAAATATTATCTTCTTTACGTCTTTTCTCGATAGCTATTTTACGCTTATCAAAGTCCTCTAAAGCCTCAACAAACTTTTTCTCAACATCTGTAATCTTTCCTGTATCATTTAAAGTTTGAACATAGTTCTTTTCTCGTAATGATATTAATTCCTCTTGGCTTTTAATAGAGTTTTCAATGGCTTTATTATTAAGTTCCATTGCTTCGGTATTCAAGTTTAAAGCATCCGTACTCTTAAACATATTAATAGCACTCTCAAGCCATTTAGCACCAAATACAGTTAATAAAGTTACTCCAATTGAAAGTACTGAGCTCATAGAAAATAAAGCACCTCCTAATTGCGACATTACGCTTGTAGTCTTTTGGCCTTGAGCAGCTAAAGCAGCATTTTCTTTTTTAACTTTCTCCAACGCATCAAAGAATATTGGTAAGTTATTTGAAATAGCCAGGAAACCAACATTTGCAGAAACAGCAAAAGCAGGTAGTTCCCTGCTTATTTGATTTACTGAGTTTCCAAGAGCGTTAAACTGAGTTGCAGCACTCTTGACAGCATTAACTTGTGTTCCGTTAAAAGCGTTTTTCGTTGCTATTGAAACAGCATCAATCTCTTGCTTTGCCTTTAGGTTTGATGCCCCTAATTTATCGGTAGCTTCTTTTAATGCTCCTATTTGCTTAACAGTTTCGTTTATCTCTTTGTTATAACGAATGATTGTTGATGGGTTTGCTGATTTGTTTCTTGCCTCTAAAAGTTGTTTCTCTTTTTGCTCAAGAATAGTAAGCTCTGCAGCTTGTTTAATCTGCTCCTGCGTTAATTCGGTGTAAACACCCTTAACTTGTTGTAAGCCTTTGATTATGCTATCAGTATCGGCTTTTAATCTGAAAATTTCTTCTGCAATGCCTTGTGCCATGACTATTTGTTGTTTAGTTTGTCGTTTTGTGCATTTAATCTCTTAACTTTTTCTAAGTAATTATTGCAAAAACTTAGAAACTCAATAAATGTTTTTTTGTTCTCCAAGGCAGATATTTGAGCAGCATCCCCAGAACATGAATGATAAACTAACTTATCAACATATTCTATAAAATCGCCCTCTACAACCGAGGAATAAATTTGTAAATCTTTTGGCCTAACTCCTTCGTCATCTCCTGATTCAAAAACCTGAGTAAATCTTCCTCTGGCGTATTCGAAAACCGTTTTGTGAGAGCTAACCCCATGCTCAAAAAAAAACCTCTGCAAATTTCATCTTTGCTCCAAATCTCACGCTTTTTCTGATTGTGAGCCTCGCTTGGAAAGTCTGGGTTCTCATCGTGAAGGAAATAATAAATAGCTGCTAAATCTAAGATACTGTTTTCCTCACAAAGAAACTCTTGTCTGTATTTTAACTCATGTAGAATTGAAATAGCCTGAACAATATCTTGGTCCTTATTTAATCCGTCAATAGCAACGTTTAATAACTGAGATAAATTATGTTCGCTTATCTTCATACCAACATATCTATCTGCTCTGGCTGCGGATAAACCTCTTGCAGGACTAATCTCTAAAATATTAGTTAAGCAATACCATTTGTTCCCTAATGCATCGCAATAAACTTCCTTTAATTTAATGTTTTTTGAGTTGTCAATCATGTTTTTGTTTTTTATGAAACAAATGTAATAAAAAAAGCCTCACATATAGTGAAGCTTTTTTTACTAACTAAAAGTAACCCTTAATGAAACTTTTAACTTAACCTACATTGGCATATTGGTTTTACAAATATAAGTTATTTTTTTAATTCATAACGGCCCTATCTTTATTTCGAACTAAAGAACTGATTAATTGTACATTTTAATCACTTTCAGGCCTCTCTCTTGGTTGTTGTTGCGAAGGTTGGATTCGAACCAACGTTCTCAGGCTTATGAGGCCTGCGAGATGAACCGCTTCTCTACTACGCATTACAAAAATATAAATACTTTTTCAATATACAAAATGCGTTTTCTCCACCGAGCGAATACCAATGTTTTAGGGCTTTTCTTATTTTTTACCTCAACTTAATGAACGATTTGAAATAAGCGTTTAAATAGTAACGGTAAGTATCGAGTAAATGGGTTAAGGTTGTATCTGTTTTTTTATCAATATCTCCGTTCTGTAATACTTGCACTCGTTCCATATCCTTAATTAAATACTCGCATTCAGGGTGTATCATTACTTTAGGGTGTCTGTAAAGAATTGAATTGCATAAAACTCGGTTATTTTCTATTGAAGGATTAACCGCAGGAACTTTGAATTGATGGGGCTGCAAGTCTAATTTGTTTTTAATTACTGTATAATAGTTTAGGTTTTTCATTAACCCGGTTCCATTTTTACCTGAAGCATCTCCTGTTACTATAAAATAATACCCATCCAACTTTGTTAAAATAGCGTTGCACATTTCGTAAATATCAGAATTCATCAATCTAAACTCGTGCCTCGTGTAAATATATGAGTGGTCATCTGGGTGCTGCGAAGCAATGCAAGTCATCGGGCTAATATTAAAGTCAAAAGACAAATAAACCGGTAAATCTTCCCTAAGTTCTCCAAAGTCTTTAACGTGTTTATCTCGTTTAAACGTGTACATAAACGCCAATCCTGTTAAATTAACAAACTGAGCAAGGTATTCTTGAGCCCAGGTTAAAGGATCAGTTGTTTCTTCAATTTCTTTTAACTCAACTTCTTTGATATATGGATTTGTTGAGGTTGGCATTTGAAATGAAGCCCAATTTGAATATTTATTGCAATAATCAAATATCTCATGGAAGAAAGTTCCAAAGGCAGGAGAGGAAAAGAAAAAAGCGTCCCCTTGATAATCGGTAAGGGTTGCTCTGATACATTTTTCCCATTGATATTTTAAGTTTTTAGCAAAGGCAGCCTCGTCAATAATAACTCTATGGTATTTTTTAGAACGTCCTGCATTCTTTTTTTCCAATGACCAAAGTTTGATTTCTCCGCCTGTATTTATTCGGATTGTGTGCTTTGATTCTGATTTATAAATGGTAATAGGCTCAAGGCGTTCTTTTAGTTCCTCCCAAAAATCTTCAAACAAAGCAGGGTCAGGAGCAAAATAACCAACATTGCCACCTTTAAGCATAGTTTCCATTGAAAGCTTAACGGCCAGGATCGTCTTTCCCCATCTCCTTCCGTTGGCAATTACATTAAAACGCTTTGCACCTTTGATGATTTTAACCTGCCCATCATGTGGCTTTGGTTTAAATATCCTGACTATTTTTTCAATTATATTTCCTATCATTTTTTAGGGATTTCTGTTTCATCCTCCACAACCACAACTTTGGTTACTTCTTCCGCTTTGGCAATTTGGTTTGGTTTAGCCTGTACGTTATCTCCGGCCATCTTATTATCTAATTCAATGGCTTTCATAATATCGTTTAGATCGGGCTTAGCTTTTACTTTCTTTAATTCCCCTTTTACAGTAACGTATTTTTCAACTTCCATTTCCCCATTTACGATTTTAGCCAATATCTCACGTTTTCGTGCCGAAGTGAGTATATTGTCCAACTCTACAGAAGAAAGTGCCTCAAGGTGCTTAGTTTCGAGAATTTGAGCCATTTTTTGGGTTGCTTTGTTAATATAATCCATTAAACCCACATTTTTCCTAAACGTTCCCAATTGATTTGAGGCTGTTTTCTTCGAAGCTTTAGGATATACGCGCAAATAAGCCTCAACCTCATTGACGCCCTTTATTACTAAATCTGCCCACTTCTTATGGTCCTTGTTCATTAAACAAATGTATTAAAATATTTTTTTGAGCCTTTATTCTTTGGTTTGAAATAAAGTTATATATTTGTCGTGCGATGGTAGCTTAAAATAAAGCGCTAACTATTCCAAGTTAGAGTCGGGGTTTGTAACCACCCCATCGCTCAAATGGGGGTTGCCAATAGGGGCCTTGAGTAGTTCGAACCTGCTAACCTCCACTTTTTTTCTTTCAGATAAAGTTATTTTTTCTCCTTTATACATTCCTGCTCCCAATTCATCTATTTTACTAAATGGCAAAATAGGAGCTGAAATTTTACATCTTTTATCTATTAAATAGATATATTTTAATTGCTTGCCTTTTAATGGTTCCCAATTTTTAAATTCGTGGCTTATTTTTAAATGATGTGCTTGAATAATGTGTACAGCCTCCCCAGTATTAGGATTTACTCTTAAAGCAGTATTATCAACTATTCCGACTAATAAAAAACCACTTGCACGATATATTGTGCCGTCTCCGCATTTTGTTCCATCTGCAAAGCTAATAACCCATTTTATATGAGGTGCTTGTTTTTTAATTAATTTTAAACTTATCGAAATACATCTACTTTCTGAATATTTTGGTAAATAATCATCGAAAGCCATCCTGTTTAATTCTATAAATTCATTCCACCCTGTATTTTCAACAAGGTTTATTGTCCCTTTTTTATTTATGCTTGGACCATAACTCATGACGCCATGTAATTTATCATCTAAAAAACATCCAAAATGCAATGTTGAATTTGGGACTACTTTTTTACTATAATGATGCTTTTTTACGAAATCATTAGCTATTCTAGAATTAATAACTTTTACAATTATTTCTTTTGCTCTACCCATGACTGATTTAATCTAAAATTAATACTATCCTTTGGATAAGGAATACATTTTTTTTCTAAAAAGCAACGCAATCCTTTTTGCAATGGATATATATATAAATAACGATAAGATTTTATAATTTCGCCTGGACCAAAAAGGAATTCTCCAATATTTTGTGATCCTTTTATATCTTTTGGCACTCTTCCGAATCTCATGGGAGCAATAATATTTTTATACTCTCCATTCTTAGTTAAATAAAAATCTTCACATTTATCTTTTCCAAAATACAACCAAGAAGAAGCTTGATAAATTATTCCACAATCGTTTTTACAACCGCCTGCATGTGTAATTAATGCTTTAACTTTAGTATTTTTCTTTATCAATTCATATATTTTTGATAAACAATAACTTTCAGTATTTGAACCCAAAGTATCTAATAAATTCATTCTTTGCATTTCTAAAAACTCATTCTTATCGATGTTTGGAATTATTTTTTTAATTTTTTGCTCTGTTGCTGTAGAATAACCAAAAGTTATAACACCTGACAATTTACTATCATAAAAAATACCAAAACATACCACTGGAATAGGAAAGGTTTTCATGTAATGGTTTTTTATTGTATATTCTTTTGCTGTTTTTGCATCAATAACAACCACTTTAATTTTTGCTAATTGTTCGTTTTTTTTATATTCCATTACTTAGCATTTATTATTAAACAATAAAGGGCGTTTCCATTTGAATTTTCATTTCCAAAAGTTTCTACATTACTGTAAATTTCAGTTTTTTTAATTTCACTTATAGCTTCTTTTATTTTTTCAGCTTGCTCATTTGATAATGTAAAAGTAATTTGCTGAAAAGGAGATTTATCACCAGAAGCCAAAGTAAAACTTGTTCCAAAGTCATCTGGATTAATGCTTCTTTGATGTTCTTTTACAGTAATTTTTCCTTTATCATCAATTAATTGAATATCGAAATCAATATTTACATCTTCAAAATGGGCCTCTAATAATTCAACATCAAAAACCCCTGCATGGGTGTTGGCAATTAGCATGTATTCTTTTAGCTCTGCTTCACTTAATTTCCTGCTTGGAACCCTGACATCAATCTTCTCGTCTCCCTTCCCTAATTCGTAAAGGATTTGGAGCCTTTGGTTTCCTGATATAATGGTGTTGTCGGTGTTCAGAACAGGAATGTCAGCTAGGTTAAACTTTTCTAAGCTTTTGGTTAAAGCTTCTTTTTGTTCGGGGGAGATTTTACGAGGATTAATGTCGGACAACATTAAATCTTTAATTAACCTCTTTTCAGTTTTCCATGATAATTTTACCATATTTTTTATGTCTTGTTTAGGCAAATGTAGGAAAAATCCCAAACTAAAAAAATCCTCCCATTGCTGAGAGGATTTTGAACTTAACTTATAAGTTTATTTATTGAGCTTTTTTAATTTGGTAGGCTACTAGATTATTAAAGGCTTTTTTATCGTCTTTGTTTGATAGTTTGCCGTTAATATTTATTTCAACGATAACCATGTCGCCCTCTTTAAAATTATCTAATAGGATTGTTTTTTGGTTATTACAGGCTAATGTAATGTACTGAGGATGTTGGCTTGTGATATCCGTTATTAAAATAAATTCTCTTTTTGAGAAATTATCTGTGATCTGTTCTGTTTTACCGATGTGGTAAATTCTTCCTTGTAATTGTGGCATAATTTAATTTACTTTTTTAGGTGTTATTGATTTGATTGAATAATTTGCACATTTTGGGCTATTTGCCTTATCTAATAGTTGTTTTTCGTATTTCCAATATAAAGCCCTTTTTTCTAATGCTTTGAAACTTGGGCGTCCTACTTTCCACACTTCATAATAAGGGTTTTCGATGTTAAATAGTTCCATTGTTTTGTTTTTGTAAATTTATAAAAAAACCTCCACTTATTAAAATGGAGGTTTAGTTCTGCGGATAAGTTGACAACATTAAACCTTGGGGCACTTTAAAAGCCATTTTGGAGTAATCCGCTTGGCAAATGTATTAATTATTTTCCTTTATTAATTTTTCTATTTTTAAATTATGTTCCAATATCTCTTTTTTTTGTTTTTTATATGATAAATATTCTTTAATCATTAAAAAAATAAAGGCTAAAGATATTAAAGATGCTGATGCAATCGCATTAATAGCTAAAGCATATCTTGTTTCGTTATCCATTAGTTAATAATTTTTGAATGTTAGGTAATGATTTTGAAATTGCTTGAGCGTATTCTTTTTGTAGTAGGTCTATTTTGTATTGATGAAACTTTGCCATGTGTTCAAACATTACTAAAGCCATATCAGGAGGCATATAGTTGACTGAAAACATAACCGCTTCATCTTGTTTTATTGGTTGAACTTGGGCCATTTGTTGAGTAGAAAAACCAAATATAGACATTACAATTACTTGTTCTTTTACTTCATCACAAAATAAATCAGGCTTCTTTATTCCTGTATTTACAAGTTCCATTTGGAGCCGAACGTTTAAAAGTAAATGCCTTTGGTTGATCAATATTTTAGCGTACTTTTTTATCGCTTGTAACTCCTTCTGATGAACAATTATTTCCTCAGATATTTCGATTAGTTTTTTATGGTTCATAAATTATTAGTTTAAATAAGAAAATATGTGAGCAATTACTTCCGTAGTCCATCCGTTTCCAATCATTTTATAACGTTGACTATCTGAAACATGAGCTGTATAATTATCTTTCATTGTTTGTAGTCTTTCACATTCTAAAGGTGTTAATCTACGAATACGAGATGTGTTTAATAAAGTTTTAGCACGATTAGGCTTGGTATCGAGTGTTCCTTGTTTTCCATCTTCATAATAAGCTCCATTATCCAAGGCATAACCATCTCCATACTGCAAATAATTTGCAGTATATACTAAATTATCCTTTTGAACAGTAGTAATACAGTTAGTTTTACCATCTTCTCTCGCTTCAAGCATTTGTTTAGTTGGGCATCCTTTAGTTATATCTGAGGTATTTTCAGGGTTACGTCCACGCATTGCCACTATTTGAATAAGGTCCATATCAGAATGATTACCTCCCGAATGACCTCCAGCCGTAAAACAATGTGATTTTCCGTTAGTATCTATTACATTATCCTTTAATCTTAGTAATTTATCAATGTTTTTAATGTAATATTTCTCATCGACTTCTAACTCAAGTATATCTTTTAATAAAATTCCTTTATCTTTTGGTTGTGGTATCATACACTTTAAATCTCCAAATAAGCCATCTTGTTCTGATCCAATATTGGTCCAATATAATCTACGCCTGTTTTGTGCCGAAACTAAAGCAGAGTTTATTTCAATAGGATTTACACCAATCGCTCTTGTAAGTATCTTTTGCCACTTTTCTCCCATCATTACGTTTTCCAATAGGAATTTAACATCAGGATTGTATTTTCTTATATCAGTTAAGATACGCACATACTCCCAAAACAAGTAAGACTGTCCCTCAAACTCAAACTTTTGTGCTTTAAGTTCCAGGTAATGTTCCAAGGTTAATATTTCAATATTATCTTTAGTACTCATTCCTTTACGCTTTCCTGCAAACGAGAATGATTGACAAGGACTTCCACCACATAATAAATGGATGGGTTTTAATTTACTTACATCAACCTCTGTAACACTTCCTAATTGGATTGTATTAGGATAGTTAGCCGTTGTTACTTGAATAGCGTATTTATCTATTTCTGATGCGTAGTAGGTATTTACTTTTTTATTTATTCTTTCAAGGGCTTGTTGACCGCCAGAGCAACCATCAAATAAACTTAATACGTTAAATTCCATTATTTATAAAAGTTTTTAACTCCAAATCTCGCTGTTTCCACATACAGAGAATCCGAAGTGAGTTTTGAAATACCAAAGTTAAAATTGTAAGCTGCATTTGTTTGACTTGAAACTGAAACAACAGAACACCCATCCCATGAGTATTTAGCCTTTATTATTCCATTTTCGTAATAGTTTCCTAAAGTATCAAATCCAGGATAATCATACCCTGAATAAATTGGATGCCAAATAACGCCTTTAGCGAGGTTAAAATTAAAACATGGCTGAATATATGGAGCAGGTATTAAAGTCTTTTCCTGAGCCTTTTTTGAGCATCCTATTAATAGATATGCGAGTATGATAGTAACTAATAAAATTAATATCCTTTTAAACTGCTTTCCTGTTTCAGTTTCTATTTTCCAATTCTCAAGGCTTCGTTTAATATACTTTTCCTCCCTGAATGATTTTTTTGCTTCTTTTCGTTTGACTTTGGATAAGCCAAAAGTTACAATAATATAGAATAAGGATGCGAGAACGTAGGCTAAAAGCGGAACCCAAAAATAGCCCCATGAATAAGAGTTAAACCCAATTTTAAGAGCTTTAATTACTAAAAACGCAAATGAATATCCTATACTCAAGGATAAAAAAGCTGCGTAAAAAATACTGAAATAGTCTTTTGTTTTTTTCGGTTGGTTGGTTGTTGTTTCCATTTTATTTGTTTTGAATTAATATTGCATAATCAGGTTCTTGTTTTATTATTGCTAAAATAGATTCTGTTACAGTTCTTTGATTAGTATATTTACAAGTAATAATATCTTTTGCAAGAACTTTATCTCCTATTTTAACATTTTTATTTGTTGCAAATATATGCTCCATATTATCTGTTTTTAATGTAATTTATAAAATCCCCAAGTCCGCAAATAAATATTACAAGTGCTAAAATTATTAATATTGCCATGTTATATTTTTTTAAATATTTCGTATTTATTCTGATTCTTAAACCATTCTGCAAAAGTTGCATATTGATTATTATTAGATGTATTTATTAATTTAGAATAGTATTCCATATTAAATTCATTAAACATTTCATCAACAGCCTCACATTCACTCTCAACTTGTTTTGGTTGTTCTGGAAACTCGTTTTTACACTTATCACATTGTTTTGCACATTTAGGTGTTTCGTAATCTTCTGCTGCATTTCTTACTAATTCATCATGTGATTTAATTAACTCATCTTTTTCTCCTTTCAATCGCTCAATCTCTTCTAGTAAGGGTTTTGATTGTTGGTCTGAGTATTCTTGCATTAGTCTAGTTATATCTCCATAGTTGGCTCTAATAGAACCACCATCTATGATACTAAATTCTAATTTAGAATTAAATTCTTCTAAAAATATTTCCTCTCTACCTTCCATTTGTTTTATGTTTTAAATAAAAAGCCCAACTAATAATGGAGGTTATTAATTGGGCTAGTTATGATGATACACATCAATATCTTTTTTTGTATTTGTCCTCCATTACAAACACTTTACAAATATCTAACTTATTTTGATAACGCCAAACAAATTAGGAATAAAATAGAAAACCCGATTATTAGTCGGGTTTCTTTGGTTTCTATGAAGTTTATGAATTTATCTCTCATTACACTTAAATATTAAATTATCTTTACAATGTTTTGACCATTCTGTAACAACTGGAATGTTATAAATATCAAATGATTTAGAAAAAGTAAAAGATTCTTTTTCTTTATTTACAGTTACATTCCAATCACTCTCATTATTAGGTTTTAAATCAATTTCATTCCAAAATTCTCTTGTTTCGTAATAATTCATGGCTTTATTTTACTTATAATTTCTACTCCTTTTGTTGCTGCTGCTCCGCTTCCGAATCCGTAAAGGAACCCTTTTATGAATCCTTTACGTTTAACTTTAGGTAGCGTATCGTTTAATTGTACTATTCGAGTACTGTCCCGAACAATACGATCCTGCTTAATTAATACTTTATGGGTTAAAACAGCTATTGAAGTGCTATCTTTTTTGGTTTGTTCTTTTAGATTTGAAATTATGCTATTATTTACCGAATCTGTTTTTCCACACTCGTAATAAAGAATATTTATTGATTTCTTGCATGTGCTATCAGAAATATAAATCAAAATGTCCCGAACTCGCTCTTTTCCTCGGATAACTTTTTGCTTAACTAATAGCAAACTATCACACTTCTTTTGGAGGATATGCTTATCCTTTGCCATTTCATTTAAAATAATATTATCTTTTGTTTCTGAAATGTATTGTTTAACGTTAGTTTCTTGCTTTGGAGCTTCTTTTAGATGCCGTAATCCTATGCAAGTAGGTATAAATACCAATGCTAAAATAAAAGCAGCCACAAGTCCTATTTTTAAATATCTATTCATGATCTATGTATGTTACTTTAACGATTCCTGATTTAATTGCTCTGAAAATTATCGGGTAAATTTCAGTGTATTTTTTACGAGAGTTAAGAACCCCATCCCTTCCTTTTGTCTTTCCAAATACAGAACCAACAATATAACAACCGTGGGTATCGAGGTCGGTATTTCCCCAATGCCAGAGAATTCGGTCGAAATTTTTAACTCCATTTACTGTTATTAATTCGTGAGGAAACTTAAAAATAGCTTTGACTTCTGGCTTTGCTAAATTCCAGTCCTTAGCCAACATCAAATTTCCATTTTCATCACGGTAATACTCTTTTGAGAATTTAGGAGAATCGGTCAAGCTTAAAAGATATGTACCTGCTCCAATTCGGGTTTCTCCAAATACTTTTACTTGTCGAAATTCATCCTCAACTCCAACTCCTTTAATTGAGTTATCATCTGAATTAAAAGTTGATAAGGTCCAATCCTTTTGTCCTTTTTGTCTGTTTACAAATATTTCTTTCATAAATCAAAATTAGAACAAATGTGCAAGTATTACAAATAATAGTAAAAAATCTAAAATTATTGTAATTGGCAATAAATCCAAAGCATCTTCATTCGGTTTGCAGGTATCAATATAATTTAAAATAAGTGTTAACATTATGATTCTTTTTTAGTTTCTGCAACTCTGCTTACTAATCCTCCTTTTGTAACGTAATCTCGATGGCTTTTTATTTGTTCGGGGTTTAGGCTCAAGGAATGGCTTTGTATTTCTGCTTCCGTTGGTCTAAACCATTCAACCGAGTGTCCTAAGTTTTGATTTACCTGATACATCATTGAACTTGCAACTTTATCACATTGGGTGCATCCTGTTTGAGTTGGAATATATCCGTCATCAACATTTTTTGTTACTACAATATGCAAGTTCTCGCAAATGTAAGCGTTTATTAAACCTTTGGTTTGTCCGCTTTTAATCTTGTTTATTAGTTCGTTTTTGTTCATGGTTTCCTGTATAATAAATAATCGATAAACTCT